TCACCGTCAGTGGTTTAACGATAAACGGCTTCTTGCTAGCGCGAGTTACGGTAAGCGATATTTTTTTCTCGCTATCGATATGGCTCATATGACTGATGCGAATGCCGCCCACCGGTGCGCCGGCAAAGATTACATTTTCATCGCGATAAAGGGTTAAGCTGCGGCCTATATATACATTGCCATCGCTTCCCCAAAGACCGACCAGGACACGGCGCATAGACTTACACGGTTTCCAAGGCTTGCCATCATCGCCTTCGTAATGAATAGAAATCGGTTGCTCGCCAGCAAGCAACGAAACCTTCGTCACTTTGATGGTTAGGCTGCGTCCGATCAAATCATCGGCGTTAAGCTGATCGCTTTTTGCAATAATTGTTTTGCTTAAATCGGTCATATTTTTTCCTTATGCTGCGGATCCCGTTATTTCTTGTTCCACCCTGCGCTCAGTTGGGATAAACCTGGCATCGGGGTTTTTAATTTTGTCCTCGTATATTTTTAAAAGCGCATCGATTCGCTCGTGGAAGATGGTGGCCGCGGTTTCGATTGCCGCTTGAATTTTCGGGTCTGCATAAACGCGCCAGGTGCCCATATACATTCCACCACAATAACTGATGAAATCAGTCCATTTGCGTTCAGAAACAAGCAGCCCGCTTTGCACCTGGATCATAAATTCATCGGGGCACTTATCGGCGATGATCGTTTCGACCTGATATTTTTGCATGCGGCTTTTGCATTCCAAAATCCCGTCCTCGCCTACTAGCGCATCGGGAGAAAAGCCAAGCGTGAAACCCCACTTGTCGTTGGTGATGAATCCGCAATCTGTGATGGGTGAATATTTCTCATGATAAAGGTTTTTAGCGTCGGCCTCATCCTCTTTGCCGCGCAACATGTCGAATGTTTGATAAATCGGCTCAACATAATTAGTAATGCGCTGGGCGAGAAGTTGATAAAGGTGCGCTTTCTCTTTGTCGTTCTGAGCGTATTGCAGCTTGGCTGGCGTGATAATCAATTTCATTTCACTGGCAGTGAGTAGGCCGCAGCGCGCCGCATGCCATTCTTCCGTGCCTTGAATCATGTTGTAATAATATTTTATCATGATGTTTTACCCTCAATAAAGCGCCGCTCCAAAGCGCCAAGGCTTTCTAAGGCAGCATCAATTTCCGCTACTTTTTTCCTAAGCTTCTCCGGTTGATTGCGGAAAACCCAGTTGCGCATGCTGCGCTCGTTCTCAAGGGTATCGCGAATAATGCGAACGTGTGTATCTGGTTGCAAAATATCGTTAAGAGCTTGCTGAGTCATTGCCCGGCCTCGCTATAGACGGTTTCGGAATGCATCGACGGTTGCGCCGGCGCCATGACGTAAAGCCCCATATACATTAGATACAGCAGCGCGACGAAACAGATAGAGCCCGCCCATTCGGCAATGGTTTCGCGTCTGGTCATGACTGCCTCGCTTTGAATGCGGCTTGCCACTCTTCCGAGGCATCGAAATTTTCGATTAATGCCAGCATTTCTTTTCCGTTGAGCTTATCTACATTCAAGTTGTTTTCGCGCGCCATGAAACGAATGACCTCTTGGTCATGCGGCAGGAAATATCCCAAAATCTGTTCGCAGGTTGCTTTGGCTGTCATTGCTGCGCTCCCGATGCTTGAGTGGTGACGCGGTGGTGGGCGATTTCATCGCGCACCTCGGCAAAGACATTCTGAATCGTTTTGTGTGTGCTGGCTGGCACGTCGCGGTGGTGAAGCAGGCGGAATTCGGTGATATGGATGGCTTGTATGGCAATCATATCCAGGTTTTTTTCGGTAAGCATAATATCCTCCCTTACGAGTTCATTTCAAAACGGTCACACTCATCGTCACCCATTTCTTTTTTAAGGGCGCGGATGATGATTTCGGCGAATTCATGCAGATGATATTTGAGGGTTTCGACCGCATCGCTCGGCACGTCACAGTCGAAATCAATGTTCGTCTGATCGAGGTCTTTTGCTTCATCGGCCAATTTTGATTCGATGCCCTTCATCATTAGCGGGCTATATTGATCGGCATGCTTGCGGATATTTGCCATGGCGCTATCGAGAATCTTCCAGCGGCCGGCGATGGCATTGGACGATTTCATGCAAAGCTCGCGATGGGCGACAAGATAATCGAGGTCGCTATCAACGCTTTTTAATGTCTGCAACGTATCGAATGCTACGTCAGCCGGCTTAGACCATTCGGGGTCTGGCTTGAAATAGGCCAGTTCCGCTGCGGAAGTGTAATCTGGAAGGAATGTCATATAGCCCTCATTTCTACTGGTGGAATAATTATTATTCTAATAGAAGAATAAAGTCAACTGTAATTATTCCATTAGAATAATTTATTTTACCCCCCTTCCTGAACATACGGGGGGGAGCGCATCCTTAATTCATGAGGGTTTTGGACTTATTTAGCGGGACTGGGGGCTTTTCAGCAGGGTTACAGCGAGCTGGGATGAAAACCGTAGCATTTTGCGAAATTGATCCATTTTGCCGCGCACGCCTAAAAGATCGATGGCCGGGTGTCCCGATTTATAACGATGTCAGGAAATTAAACGCAGAAAGGTTGCAAAGTGATGGAATTGGAAAGATCGATGTCGTCGCCGGCGGCTTCCCGTGCCAGCCTTATTCATGCGCGGGCCGAAAAAAAGGAACGCATGATTACCGCGACCTCTGGCCGGAAATGTGCAGAATTATTGAGGAAACCAAGCCCGCTTGGGTTATTGGCGAAAATGTTGCTGACTTCACCGATATGGCATTCACCCGCACGAAAATTGACCTGGAGAGCCGAGGCTACGAAGTGCAACCATTTATTATTCCGGCTTGTGGCGTCGGAGCTGCGCACCTGCGGTACAGGATATGGATTATTGCCCACGCCAACCGCGAGCGATTACAAGCGCCGCGGAAGAAACAGCGCCCAGCAAGGGTTAAGCAATTTGGATTTCTGGATCGAAGAGCTATCGAATTACACCGGAAAGAAATATCAGATCGATGGCTTGGTATTGAACCCGGCATTCGTGGAGGCATTCATGGGGCATCCCGGCGTAGCCGAATAATGGCTGCTGGTAATGGCGTATATCCGCTGATACCTGAAATTATAGGACGCGGAATCGTATCGATCGAGCGATCTATTTAACTATTGCCGCCCTTGACTTCGGCGGCTGCGGCGATCTGCTTATTGCATTTGACTAACGCACCAAGGTTATCACTATTTTTTTCCTGAATTTCAAGCATCCGAAAACAGTAGGATACCTTAAACATCACATACGGAGCGCAAATAACGGCTATTCCTAGCGTGGCCTTGGATGAAGCAAGAAGGCCGCCGATCGCGCACAGAAACGCTATTACTCCCAAAATCGTATTAACCATAATTTCCCTTCTATTTGCTATTTTGCCCGAGCATTATCTTTCCCGAAATAAATCCCTGGGGCTAGGAGTGATTACACCCTTTTCCTGTGCCAGCCATTCGGCAACGGGACGCCAATCCTGAACTTGCCCGCCGGCGATATCGGGAAATCTATCCCATATCTCTTGTTTAATATTTCTGCGTTCCTGTAAAGGTAAATCGCCCCATTGGCGTAATTGCTTTCCCTGGTTGATAGTCACGTTATGCGCATTTGCGATAATCGTGGAATCCCGAGAATTCTGTATGCTGTAGTTTTGTCCTGCAGTTGTAAAAAAATACATTGCCGCGATCAATAGCACCCACATTAAAAACAGCGGCCATTTTCCTTTTTGAGTGCGCGCATCTTGGAATGCCTGCTCAAGGGTAGTCTGCCAGCCGGGTTTATTAGTGTTTGCCGCCATGCACCAATCTCAACATGCCGCGAATTGATGCCTTGCTGATCTCGGCCGGCCTGCCTGTTTCTTCGCTTTCTTCGAGTCCCTGGCGATAGGCTTCCATAACCAGATCAGCCATCTGTTTTGGTGATTTTTTCTCTACGAAGGAAGGCTCATTTGATAGCAGATCAAAAAATTGCGTAAGTACCGTCATAAGAAACTGCTCATTGAGAGGGGTATCTTGCTGCAATAGCCTTTTTTTACCCGGAATATCATCTTCGAAAAGATCGTGAACCGAGCAATCGAAGATTTTTAGCATCGATTCGAAGTGATCAGAGTTAAAACGCTTATCGCTAGTCTCGGATAAAAGGGCGTATAAATAGCTGCGCGAAATGCTCATTCTCTCGGCGAGCTCGTCCCGAGAAATCCCTGTGATTTCGCTTAATTCGTCTATCCGCACTCTCATGCTTTCATCTCTTATTCTTTTAGGAGAAAAATGTAAGTCATCCATTGGAATAAAAATCCTCTTGATTTATTATTCTAATAGAATAATATGATCTCCTATGAAGCTGAGAAAATATTTAGATAGCGAAAAAATCTCCGTCGCAGACTTTGCCGAATCCATTGGCGTTGGACAGGCGGCTGTATACGCATGGCTTGCCGGTAAAAAATATCCTTCTCCGCCTGCTATGGAGCGCATAGCGCAGACTACAAAAAATAAAGTGCAACCAAACGACTTCTATAATTTTCCCCTGAAGCCGAATGGGAGCACGCAAAACGTGTGTAACCAATGAATTCGCCTCTCTCCCGAGCTGCGATAACTCAAGCCTCTCGCAAGAGAGGCTTTTTTTCTGCCAAAAAGTTAATAATTTATTCCTCATACCTGTGGATAAATAGGATTTTTTAATTACTTGTCAACCTTTCAACCATCCAAAATAGGAGCGTATTATGAGAAAAATTAAAAATATCAACGATCTACAAGATACCGCCATGGGGGGGCATAACTCCGATGAGCTGATGAAAAAGTATGTAAAGTCGATTACGCAGCTTGAGCGCCAAAAAGCTGAAATTGTCACAAAAATCAAAGAAGAAAAACGCAGCGCAAAAGAGGATGGCTTTACCGTTACGGCCATCGCCGGCGCCATCAAAGACCTGATGCGCACGCAAGAGCAGCGTGATGCACGCGACAATATTGAGACGGAACGCCAGCGCATTTTCAATCTTTGCGTCGATCTGCCGCTATTTAAAGCGGCGGCTTAATCATGATGCGGGGAAGTGTACCGGTTGCACGTCGGGTTCATATCCCGAAGGCAGTGAGTTCGATTCTCATCCCCGCACCCAGAATCCCGTAGCGCTGCGGCGCGTTGAAGTTCCCGAGCGTGGAGCCTGGTGAAAGATACGGGGCGAGCGGAAACGGAGTACCAAAGCGGGTTGCAAGTCACCGGGGACTTGCGGGGGAACGCCACCTCATATCAGGCGTGACGGCACGGAGAGACGGCTCACTAACACCGGCATTAGATCGGGAAATATAAACGGGATAACACAGGGAGACCAATTATGGCGACGCATTACGACCGCCTGCAGATAGAACTTAAGCGTCAGACGGCTCCAGGCCAGATAGCGCCGCGTCCAAGCCCGATAGATATTATTTTCTGTGGCTTTCTTGACCGCATCGAGCAGCGACTGAACGCTATTTCCGCAAAAGTCACTTCGATCAATACAGGTGAGCATCCAGAATGACCACCGAAATCCCGCCAAATTTCCCCATAACCATATGCCCGCCCGGAACTGCGGACGGCGTCGAAACACCCGTATGCCGGCCGACAGGTAGGCGCGGCACGAAATATATTCTGGGAGACACCCTGGCGGCGATGGTGATGAAGGAAGGACGGGAGAAACCTAAATACGATCCCGAAAAAAGGAAGGCACAATACAAAAAACAGAAATCCCGCAAACAGCGGCTTCGTGAAAAAGCGGAGGCTATATTTACATGATGCAAATGCTTTTTGATAGCCTTCCTATAGCTCCGAAACCTGCAGCGTCTACAAATATGCCTGCACCGAAGTCATTGCCGCCGCTTATAATCGTCATAGAGGGGGAGCCTGTTGCGTGGCAACGCTCTGGTGAGCGCATTGCTAAAACCTCGCAAGGCAAGCTTTACATTCACCACTACATCCAAAAGGAAACGGAACAATACCAAACCCGTATACGTCAGCATGCTCGGCGCGCGCTTTCGAGCCTCGATTATTCTATCGAAAAATTTTATCCAGTTGATGATCGGCCTGTAGGATTATTGGTGCGAGCCTTTAAATCCATACCACAGAGCTGGTCAAAAAAAGATAAGCTAGCCGCCTTGCGAGGCGAGATATTTCCGCTCACAAAGCCGGATCACGACAACTACATAAAAATTGTTTCCGACGCCTTTAATGGCCTTATTTACCGCGACGATGCGCTGGTAATGGATTCTCATCAGATCAAGCGTTATTCCGATCAACCGCGTTTAGAAATCGAGGTGTATGTATGATGTCAGCTATGTCAAGTAAGGAACACTTTTTAAAACTTGCTTCTGATGGCATTGACAATGTTACCGATATGGCTGCGGCTCTCGGCTGCACAACCGGTGCAGCGTCGAAAATAAAAACGAAATTGCAGCAATCAGGCGTGTTAAAAGCCGGTATAAAAATAAAAATCAATCGAAACAACAATCATATTTATTCAATCACAACCTATCTTTATCGGTATTTCGATAAAGAAAATAGATTACTTTATGTTGGTATATCTAAAAATGTAGTTGTTCGGCTTACGCAACACGAGCAGCACTCCCATTGGTTCGATTTAATATCTCAAATTACTATAACAAAATTTCCGAATAGAAAGGATGCGGAACTTGCCGAACAAATAGCAATTATTGAAGAGCGCCCCTTATTTAACATTAAAGGTGGATGCATTAATTGCCGTCAAAAATTAGCTACAATTTTAAATAATGGAATTGCAGCATGACCATCGCGCGCGAGAATGCCCTCGTCATCAAAGGCTATCTGATGGCCAATAACGCACCGGTGCAGCTGCTCGTCGGCATCGAGCATGTGATTAATGAGCTTGCACAGACAATCCCCGCCGCCGGTCGCCGCGCCGAGCAGAAAGCGCCTGAAGAAAATATTTCCGAACTCGCACAATCTATCGTCCGCGCATCTGAAAATGCTATCCCGCTATCACAAAAGACGTATGACACGAGAGCAAGCAGAAAATCGAGCTAGTATGGCGATGGCTGCGGGTGTGTTTTGCTACGCCGACTGGTGGGAAAAACTACGATGGTGCGGCTGGAAGCAAGGGCGCGTGCCTACAGACGAAGAGATAATAAAAGCACTTAACGAATTATTGGAAGAAAACAATGTCCTCACCCCTCCCGCCCATGTCAACCGCCCCCAAAGATGGAAGCACCATACTTGTTTTCTTTAAACGGCATGGCTGGGTTTCGGTTTCATGGGACAGTCAGGAGGATGACGGCCCAAAATCGGAATACGCGCATTGGCATGTCGATGACTTCAAACACGGTCCTTATCCGTTGCGCGGATATATCGCCGAAGATTGTTTGGGGTGGATGTCGTTACCTGCGCCGCTGACCAATAAAATAGAAAATGGAGCTAGCAATGGGAACTAATTTTTACCTATACGAAGAGAAAGCATGCCCTACCTGTGGGCATTGTAAGGAGCCTCGGCACATTGGGAAATCAAGTGCTGGCTGGTGTTTTTCTCTCCATGTTTACCCGGAGGAAGGCATTAATAGTTTTGCGGACTGGAGGGCGTTAATCAGCAATCCAGATTACTTAATTCAAGATGAGTATGGGGATATTATTTCCCGCGAAGAATTGCTTGAGCGCATTGAAGAGCGCAGCTGGGAAAGAAAGGGCGATAGCACCTTTAACTACGCTGCAAATAGCGCGGAGAAAGGCCCAAATGGATTAGTTCGCCATAAGATTGATGGCCGCCGTTGCATCGGTCATGGCGAAGGAACCTATGACTACATGATTGGGGATTTTTCATGAACACCCAATCCAAAGCACAGGAGGGGAAATGATTGCGAAAAACCATCATCAATCCCATGCGCTATTTTTTTGCCTGCAGCATAAAAAACCCATAAGCGCGCAGTCTGCAGGCATAAGGGAGCCATTATGAGTAGCACGCCAACCACCTGGATGCCGTTAGATATCGGCGATTATTTGGCAGACACGATGGATCTGTCTGCAGAGTATCATGGCGCCTATTTATTACTCATTATGCACTATTGGAAAAACCGTGGACCGATAAAAAACGACAAAAAATCGATCAAAAATGTATGCAAAGTTTCATCAAATATTTGCGAAGAAATCCTGCGCAGATTCTTTCAGTTAAGCGATGGGGTTTGGCACCATCGCCGCATAGACGATGAACTTAATAAGGCAATAAATAATAAAGAGAAAAAGCAAAAACAGACCGAGGCGGCAAGGGCGGCAAGATACGGGAAAACATGCTCTGTAACAGAAAACGTAACAGACACTGTAACAAGCCTTACGCGCGCGGAACTACCTTCACCTTCACCTCTACCTATTGAAGTTTTAGAAGCTTCCCCCTTACCCCCTTCGGCATCTGTGGATAACTCGCAAGGCGAAGCTTTGAAAAAAATTAAAGGCGGGAAGCTAGATGAAGTTGATGCTGGAGGCTACGACGTGTTGAAATTGCTCGATCCCATCGAGCTTGCAGTAGCAAAAAGCGCCTGCGAATATTGGGATATCATTCATCTGGCGAATGTTTTTAACAAAAACGTCCATCTCGGAATCCTTCAAAAACCGCACTCTCCGGCAAAAGCATTTCCTGCATGGCTACGAAAATACACAAAAGGAAGGCGCCCATGATTGACGAATACGGCGACACTGACGGCGATCAAAGCCTCTGGCTTCCAAGGGGGGAATCACTTGTCACCAAGGAACGCCTCGAAAAAGGCGATATGCGAACCTTTGGCGATGGCGGAATAGCGCCGGAAAAGCTCACTGACATTCGATTTGCGCAAGCGCTCGTCAGAAACATCATGCAGTTTTTGTGGAATTGCGGAACCATCGACGATCAGAACTACCACGACGGAAAAACATTTCAAATCTGGCAGGAAGTGTTTTCTGCGCCGTTCGGCTACCGTAAAAACTCCGTCTACCACGCGCTCAAAGGCGAGCTATCCAGCGAAGGGCTGAACGAATACGGCTTCGTTTTGCTGCTGCAACGCATGCACCACAACGACATTCGGCAGATCGAAAAAGCCATTGATACCATGCAGACCGAGCACACGGTGTTTCTGGCGCGCAAAAACGCCACCATCTACCGCCGGGCATTCGCCCGCCTATCGGAGGTTATACCGCAAATTCGCGACGATCTTGAATCAATCGCAAAGCACAGGGAAACCGCCAGCGAAACGCTCGACGATATGTTTCTTCGCCTTTCGATGAAAATGAGGAAAGAAAAAAATGTTTGACATTACTCGCCTTTTTTGCGAAATTGAAAATACCGTGGGCCACAAGTGCGCCCAAAATTTGGAGTCCCGCCGATGCAAATCGAGCGGGTTTTTTATTACCCCGAAAATGAAAAAAATCATAGGATATCAACATGGCGCGCGGCGGAAAGCGTGAAGGATCGGGCCGGAAAAAGGGCTCGCTCACCAAGAAAACACAGGAAATCGTTGCCCAAGCAGCTGCAAATGGCATTACGCCGCTGGAACACATGCTGAACGTGCTGCGCGACCCGCTTGCCGAACCAACACGGCGCGACGAAATGGCGAAAGCAGCCGCCCCATACATCCACAGCAAAATGCCAACTGCGGTTGTACTGCCGCCGCCACCTGCTGGCACGACCGAACAGGATGACGAAGATATCCTGAAACGCTATATGGGCGGGCTACATGAAGAGGCCGAGCAAAACTGAGGCGTTCGACGCGCTACTGCGCACCCGACTTGCCCCGTTCATCCAAAAAACCTTTCACACGGTTGATCCGGGTACGCAGTATCTGCACAACTGGCATGTGGATTTGATTGCCGAATACCTCGAAGCATGCACGAAGCGCCAGATAAAGCGCCTGATAATCAATATCCCGCCTCGCTCGCTGAAATCGGTTTGCGTAAGCGTGGCATGGCCGGCATGGCTGCTCGGGCATAATCCGTCCGAACGTATCATGGCAGCGAGTTATTCGCGCAGCCTGTCGATGAAGCACAACATGGATTGCCGCCTGGTGGTGCAATCCGACTGGTATGCGCGCCTGTTTCCCAAAACACGATTAGCTCCCGACCAAAACGAAAAACACAAATTCGACACTACCGCCCGCGGTATGCGCTATGCCACTTCCGTAGGTGGATCGGCAACTGGTGAGGGGGGTAACTTCCTCATCATCGACGATCCGCATAATCCGGCGCAGGCGCTTTCGCCGGTCGAGCGTGAGCATGCGCTGAATTGGTTTGATCAGACCTTTTCAAGCCGCCTGAACGATAAAGAAAATGGCGTAATCGTGACGGTGATGCAGCGCCTAAATGCAGGCGACCTTACGGCGCACCTTTTGGCAAAAGGTGGCTGGGAGCATTGCAATCTTCCTGCCATTGCAGAAACAAAAACCATCATCGACTTTGGCAGAATAAAAAAAGTGCGCAATGAAGGCGATCTCCTGCATGAAGCGCGCGAGGGGAAAGAGGCCATAGCGCGTGCGAAAAGCGAGCTTGGCAGCTATGCATTCGCCGGGCAGTACCAACAGCGTCCAGCGCCCTTAGAAGGCGGTTTATTCAAAGCCCAGTGGTTCAAGCGCTACGATAAGCAAAAAGAAAGCTATCAGCGCATCATTCACAGCTGGGATACCGCGGTAAAGGATAAGCAGATCAACGACCCTTCCTGCTGCACGATATGGGGCGAGGATGATACGGGATTCGATTTGCTGCATGTCATCGTCAAGAGGCTTCAATATCCAGACCTCAAAGCATCGGTCATAAGCACGGCGGATGCATGGGCGCCGCAAGCAATTCTCATTGAGGATAAGGCCAGCGGTCAGCAATTATTGCAGGATTTGAGGCGGGATACGAAATTGCCAATAATCGCCATCATGCCGAAGCAGGATAAAATCACGCGGGCGAGCGGCGTAAGCGCTATGATAGAGGCCGGCCGCGTCAGGTTGCCGAAAAACGCATCATGGCTGGCTGATTTCGAAAGCGAAATGCTTACATTCCCAAATGCCGCACACGACGATCAGGTCGATAGTATGTCGCAGTTTTTAGATTGGATACGAACCAGTTTTGCGGCCAAAATTAGAATCAGGAGCCTATAACACGATGAAACTCTGGCCTTTCCGTACCAAGCAAGCAGCGCCTGCGGCCGGCACGAAAAGCGCGTCATTTCTCTTCGGGCCCGGCGCGCTTAAGTTGATGCAGCACAATTACGACGTGTTTGCGTCGGAAGGCTACGGACTCAACGCCGTCGTGCATGCGTGCATCGATAAAATTGCCACGGCGATCACCTGCGTTGATATCCAGGCATATACGCAGGACAAAGAAGGCAAGCTCAAAGAAAAGCCGAATCATCCGATCCTGCAGCTGCTCAATAAGCCGAATCCAATGATGACAGGAAAGGAATTCCGCGCCGCACTGGTGAGCTATTACCTGATTTCTGGCAATGCTTACGTCAACGGCGTTGGTATCGATCCCGCCCTGCGCGCGCCAAAGGCGCCAAAAGAGCTTTATCTGCTGAAGCCCGGCTGCGTGAGTGTGGTAAAAAGCAACGGCATGCTGCCGCTGGCCTACGAATACCGCCTGGCCGATGGCAGCAAGATCGTATATCCGGTGAATAATCTTACCGGCATATCGGCGATAATGCACAAAAAGACATTCAATCCACTCGATCAGTGGGTCGGCCTTTCGCCGATGACTGCCGCCGCCTATGGCATCGATATCATCAACGAGGGCGATAAGTGGAACCTCCGCCTGCTGCAGAATGAGGGCAGGCCGTCCGGCGCGTTGATCGTCAAAGGCGCAGACGGGCAATCGCAAACACTGTCGCCCGAGCAATATAATCGCCTAAAAGAGCAGATGGACCAGCAATTCACCGGCTCAGCAAATGCCGGCAGACCTTTGCTCCTCGAGGGCGGGCTCGACTGGAAAGAAATGTCCATGAACGCAAAGGACATGGATCACGAAAAGAGCATGAACAAGGCGGCGCGCAACATTGCGCTGACCTATGGCGTGCCTCCCATGCTGCTGGGCATCCCCGGCGATAATACCTTCAGCAACATGGCCGAAGCCCGGCTTGCGATGTGGACCGATACCGTCCTGCCGCTCCTGCAATCGGTGCTCGAATCGCTTAATAACTGGCTGGCGCCGATGTACGACGACGAAATAATCCTCTGGTATGACGAGGAAATGATCCCCGCGCTCGAGCCGCTGCGCAAAGAAATGTTTGCCCGCCTGCAAAGCGCTAGCTTCCTGACAGATAACGAAAAGCGCAATGCTGCTGGCTATGAGGATGAGGAGGGCGGCGATACCCTATTCATCGATTCCGGCAAAGTTCCGCTTGAATTGGCCGGGCAGATGGATTTAGCTGAGCCGGGTAGCCAAATCAATCAAGCACAGAATAGCGCATCATGACCGCCAACCCCAAAGTCGTCCAGCTCGTCGTCGATAAAGGCGCAAAACAGAATGCGTCGCAGGAAATCGCCGTGAGCATATCGGCGAATGTGAAGTACATCGATAATGAGGTCGTGCTTGTAAAAACCAGCGTTGGCTTTTGCGGGCAGGAATCAAGCAGCCACATCATTGTAGAAACCCCAAAGAAATAATCCATAGCCATGATCGACCGCCGCCTGCAGCTCAGACTGTGGCTGCTGGCGCTTGATCGCTTTGAGATAAAACTGCGCGGGGCCATAGCGCGCGCGCGTAATAAATACATCCGCACCGCGTCAACGCAGTACGAAAACAATCACGGCTCTATCCCCGCGTGGGTGCTCGAGCAGCACCGCGGCGCAATCAGTGGGCTACTGCAATCGCATTACGAACTGGTGATTCCGCACTTCGGCGGCATGGCACTGAAGCAAGTCAAGTCCCGGCGTATATCCACTAAGGCAGCGCACAACTTATTCACCTCATTCATGTACGAGTGGATACGCACCGAGGCGCTGCGCAAAGCATCGATGATTGCAGGCACGGATTACGACGACGTGCTCGGCAAGATAGAGGCGGGGATTGCTGCCGGTGAGGGTGTTGCCAGCATCGCGCGTAGCATCCGCGAGGCAGTTGAGCTCACCACATACCGCGCCGCGACGATTGCGCGCACAGAAACGCATAACGCTGCGACATTCGGCAGCGTGGAAACCGCTCGCACGGCTCAGGAAGAACTCGGCATACAGCTGGTGAAAGCATGGCTTCCCACGCTGGATGATCGCACCCGGCCGGCGCACCGCGCTATGCAGGATAAAGACCCCATACCATTAGGCGAGCGCTTCAGTGTGGATGGCGAGTCAATGGACCGGCCCGGCGATCCGTCAGCAAGCCCGGATAACGTCATCAACTGCAGATGTGCGCTTGCATACGAAGAGAAGCTTTAACCCAACCAAGGAGGATTTTATGGTTTTACCAGTATTACTCGTTTTCATGATCGGTGCCGCAACCGGAGTCGTTGCAAACACCGAATACAGCCCAAAAATCGATAACTACCTGAATGAGCATGTCCTTCACAACGAGGAAAGCAAATAGCCACGCATGCGCCAGGCACGAGGAGAACCATAGATGAAACTAGACCATAAAAGCTTCGCATTTGAAGTGAAGCTAGACCAGGAAAAGCGCCGCATAAGTGGATATGGCGCGGTATTTGGCAACGTCGATTCAAGTGGCGACATCATTGTGCCTGGCGCGTTTATAGAATCGCTCTCCCGCCGCATGCCGGCGATGCTTTACCAGCACTGGAGCGAAAAGCTAATCGGCGTGTATGACGTCGCGCGCGAAGATTCCAAGGGCTTATATGTCGAAGGCCCTCTCGCTAAGACGCCATTGGCCGACGAAGCCTACGAGCTGGCCAGCATGGGCGCGCTCAAAGGCATGAGCATCGGCTACAACGCCATGGATTATGAATACGACAACAAAAACATCCGGACGCTCAAAAAAGTTGAGCTCTGGGAAGTAAGTCTCGTGACATTTCCGGCAAACGAAATGGCGCAGATCACCGGCGTTAAAGAAAAGCCGACAACCATCAGAGAATTTGAGGATTTCCTTCGGGATGAAGGATACAGCCGCGAAGAGGCCAAAACTATCGCCTCACGCGGTTTTAAAGCGCTTCCATCCAATCTGCGGGATGCTGATCCGGAAGAGGCAAAACAGCTCGTTTCGAGCATCGATCACGCAATCAACATTTTGAAAGGCTAAACATATGTACAAACATGAAATTAAAAGCGCTCCTCGCTTCGAAAGAAAAGAGGCTAATCCCAGCGCACCGTCCATTACCGAAGTTGCTTCGAAAGTCGAAGCTCTCGGCAGCGCATGGGAGCAGTTCAAGCAGAAAAACGACGAAACCCTGAATGAACTGAAAAAGAAAGGTACGGTTGATCCTTTAAATAAAGAAACCTTAGATCGCATCAACACTGCCATCGATGAAGCCAAAAGCCGCCTCGATAAGGTGGAGACTGCCGCTTCTCGTCCTAACGCAGCAGCCGAAGGAAAAGAAAAGGCCGACGAAGCTGAACACAAACGGGCTTTCAACGGCTACCTGCGTAAAGGTATCGATGCAGGACTGGCGGACATTCAGGTTAAAACCATGTCGGTGGGCTCCGATCCGGACGGCGGCTATCTGGTTACGCCTACCATGTCTAATCAGATTATCACCAAGGTATTCGAGACTTCGCCGCTGCGTCAGCTGGCTACCATCGAAACCATTACCAGCGATTCGCTTGATATCATCGACGATCATGACGAAGCCTCGGTTGAGACGGTTTCTGAAACCGGCACGCGCAACACCACCAACACCCCGATCATTGCCAAGCGCAATATCCCCGTGCATGAAATTTCCGCAATGCCAAAAGCAACGCAGAAATTGCTTGATGATGCGGGTATTAACATCGAGGCTTGGCTTTCCGCTAAAGTCGCCGATAAAATTGGTCGCACTGAAAACACCTATTTTATTAGCGGTAATGGCGTCGGTAAGCCGCGCGGCATTCTGAACTATGCGGCCGGCACAAGCTGGGGGCAAATCCAGCAGGTCAGCTCCGGCGTGTCGGGTGCGTTTGTCGCCGATACACTTATCGATCTCGTATACTCGCTTAAAACGCCGTATGCGAACGGTGCCGCATTCCTGATGACCCGTGCATCGGAAGGCAAGGTGCGCCAGCTGAAAGATGGTTCTGGCCGTTATCTGTGGGAACCCAGCCTTGCTGCAGGCAAGCCGGGCATGCTGCTTGGATATGAACTTTATCAGGCTGCAGACATGGAAGAAGTGGGTGCAAGCTCGCTGTCCGCTGCTTTCGGTAACTTCAAGCAAGGCTACACGATTGTTGATCGCCGGGGGATCACCATCCTGCGCGATCCGTTCACTGATAAGCCGTTCGTCAAATTCTACACGACCAAACGCGTCGGCGGCGATGTGACAAACTTCGAAGCAATCAAAATCTACAAACTCGCATAAGCGGAATTGCCGATCATTTAACGATGGTCGGCAATTTTTTTAACATTTGAGGAGATTCAACATGAAAGACATTCATAATAATATTCAGGTCTTATCGGTTATTGACCCGTATGACCACGGCACCGGCGATACCGCAAAAGCTGGTGAAATCATTGATATGCAAGGTGCAAACGCACTCGAGTTTATCATCCAGACCGGTAGCTTGGCCGATGCGGACGCCACCTTTACCGTGTTGGTAGAAGAAAGCGATGCTTCCGACCTATCCGGCGGTAATGCCGTTGCTGACGCCGATCTGCTTGGCACTGAAGCCGGCGCTTCGTTCATTTTCTCGGACGACAACAAGATCGCCAAAATCGGCTATATTGGCAACAAGCGATATGTGCGTTTAACCATTACCCCGGCCAACAACACCGGCGCCTGCCTGCTTTCTGCATGCGCGGTTCGGGGTTATCTGGGCTATGCACCTAATACCACCCAACTAGCTTAATCTATTCCACCTGGGGGCGGCTAAAAACCGCCCCTTTTTTCTGGAGAATAAAAATGAAATATAGAAACATCCTGGTAGCTATTTTGCTGCTTTTCCCCGCATTGGCATTAGCTGAAGGCGGACATGCGCCCCAAACCATCTATACCGAACATGGCGGCAAGAAGATGATCGTCCAGTCGGGCGCAACACTTCAAATTGATTCAGGCGCTACCGTAAGTGCGGAAGGTGCCACCGTAAATCCAAAGGCACTTTCATTGCCCGGCAGGGCAACGATCACCATCTGCGGTGATGGCACCACTATCAACAACAATACCGTTTATTACGGCCCCAGCATGGTGCCTGTAGCTTCCGGCGAACGCACCTGCGATACCACGCAAGTCGGAAACGTCACCGAAGCAACGGCGGATGCCCCGGCATTCGATAACACGGCCTTTCAGGTTCTTTCCATGGACTGCCTGACGGCAAATCCCGGCGCCGCCGGCGTGACATTCACGCTGCGCAATAACGCCGCGGCCACTGTGCCTTCGGTAACTTGCTCAGTGGCAAATACAAAGCTGGGATGCACCGCCAATATCCAGACGACCACTGCTATTGCGGCAGGAAATCCTATTGCAATTGCCGCATCGTCTACTGGCGACCAAGGCACCACGCCTTTTGCATGCACGCTGCAAGTTGCTTATTAATCTTGAAAGGACAAGCCAATGTCGAATATTACGCATCAAGTTAAAATGCTTAAAACCATTGTCGGCTATGACGATGTTACCGGCGAACGCAAACGCAACCACTACGAAAATGGCAAGGTTTATACCGTAAGCGATCATTTTCTTCGTGACCTGATAAAGGCCGGTGCCGTTGAACTTGCCGAAATTGATAGCATCGCTAAGGCTGAAACGCGTGAAACCAAGCCCCTTGACCTTTCCGCTATGGAAAAGAAAGAGCTTGCAGCATACGCAAAGGAGATGAAGATCAAAACGAAAGGTATGTCGGATGATGAAATCCGCACTGCCGTCGCCAATCATCAGGCAGCTAGTGCTGAGGCTGCCTAATCCATGCCGATTCGTTCCATTCCCACATTGGTAAGTGATCCCGCGGGCGAACCCGTCACGCTCGCCGAAGTAAAGGCATGGCTGAAAATAGACGGATCCGATGACGATGCCCTGCTGGTTTCGCTTATAGCGGCCGGCAGGGAATCGGCAGAAAAATATCTTCGCCGCGCGCTGATAACCCAAACGTGGAAGCTTACGGTTGATCTACCCTATAGCAACTGGGGCAGGAATCTGCCGGAAGGCACATACGACCTGCCGGTCAATGCCCTTTGCGGCGATCTTCCGCAGGAGATCGATCTGCCTTATCCCCCGCTGCAATCCATTAGCTCCGTTGTCACCTACGACACGAACAATGCGTCGAGCACCTACGACAGCGCCAATTATTTTGCCGATACTGCCAGCGGTCGGATGGTGCTGAATGACACTGCCGTATGGCCGTCCAATCTCCGCCAGCGCGCCGCGCTCGTAATCACCTACATCGCCGGATACGGGGACGCGTCTGCAATTCCCGAGAGCATCAAAAGCGCCATCAAAATGCACATTCAGAGAATGTACGACGAGCGTATTCTTTGCGATATGCCGCCGGCGTGCGAGAGCCTTCTTAGGCAGCACAGAATTTATGGCTAAGACATGCGGTAAATGGACACCCGGGCGCATGGATAGGCGCGTGATCGTTCAGTCATGCGCGAAAACTACGGACGGCCAGGGCGGATTTACTGAAGCGTGGAGCACCTTCCTTACCGTGTGGTGCTCGATCGAGCCGGTGAAGGGCTATGAAAAATTCCAAGCCGCGCAAATGGAAACGCCGATCAGCCATAAAATCATGATGCGATATCAAAACGGCATTACTACCGCGATGCGGATCCTTTGGGGTACGCGAATATTCGATATCAAAGAAGTCATCAATATCGATGAGGATAATGCCTTCCTGCGCATTACGGCCATCGAAAAAGCTTAATCAGAAAGGGAAAACCATGAAACTACACGCCATCCTGGCGGCTTTTGCGCTGCTTATTTTTTCTGCCAGCCTTACGCTTGCCGCTCCTGCCGCTACACAATTCCAGCTGAATGACGCTTACGATATTACCGCAACGGTCGCGTCAAGTGGCACAACCAGCGGCGCGGTCGATTTGGCAGGCACAGATCTGGTTGGAATATTCATTCCATCCACGTTCGACGGCACGACAATTACTTTTACTGTATCCACGGCAATCGACGGCACCTATGTTGCGGTCGAGGACGGGCTTGGTAGCGCCTACACGATCACCACGACCGCAAGCCGATATGTTCCAATCTCAAACGTAGCCTCGCTTGTCGGGGCTCGATACTTAAAGATCGTGACCGGCTCCACGCAAACCAGCACGAGCACAGTTTTCACATTAGCCCTTCGTCCCATTTAATTGGCGGGTTTAATCAATGTCAAAACTGCCGCTTATATTTAATAAACCAAGCCAGGTTCCATCGGTAACATTCAATGGTTCAACGGCGCTCACTGGCGGCATGACGCTGTCCTATGCTCGCAATTACGCCATTGCCACGGCAGCAGATGGGACCATAGCGGCAATAAACACGCCGGTATACGCCGATAGCCAGCTTTTCGCAGGTGCGCCTGCGCCAATAACGCTGCTGACGGATGGGACCGCGACCAACATACCGGCCAGCGGGTTATGGACGGATGGCGTCACTACGTGCGAAGTAATATTTCAAGAGAAATCATCGCCCAACCCGGCCTATGTAAACATCTATTTAGGTGCGGCCCGCACTGCCGGTGTATTTGACACTCCCCCCTCTACCCGATCTCTTAATATCCGGTGCACGGCTACCGGGAATAAAACAACGGCACTAGTTGACCTGACAAAAACGCAGGGTGCAGACACTAATCCCGATGAAAGCGCGACACGCGTGCGCCGCCCTATAGGTTTCACTATCGTGCAGGGTGTTATTCTGGCGCTGTGCGCACACATTGATTGGAATGGTTCTGCCTGGGAATATCGCGGCATAAGCGCGCTAAAGTGGGTTGAGGCAGAAAGCAAGTTCCGCGTGATGTTTGAAACCCGCACTGTGAATGCCGGGCAAAATCGCGGTCGTGAATGGCTTACGAACCAGTATTGGATTCTTGACGGGCAAAATGTTCAAAACTCCCGTGAGGTATTCGTAACATGGACGGATTACCAGATTAATGCGGGCGGTACTGGCGGGCAATTGCTGGTAATTCGATTGTCGCGGGCTTCTACCAGTGACGCATGGACGATTGGCGAGGCGGTTATGCCTTTTGAGCAGTCGGCTATTAGCGGCAGACATTTCCACGGCGCATTTGCCGAGCGATACGGTGCCTCTGGCGTAGTCATTGGCATCAATGTCGGGGACAGCGCGCAATCGGAATTAATGGCAATATATCGTAGCGATTCGAGTTTGTATGCTGAAGGCTGGGACAGTGGCACAGGTGCGCCGACGGCATCTAATACGGACGGTGCTACATCAAATGGATGGACAACTGTAAGAGAGGTGGCGGGAGCGCCAACCACCGAAGGAAACTCTCCGGCTTACGGATGGAACCAATTTATGTGCGCGGCAGCATTGCCGACTGCGCACGAATATATCTGCTCAAACGATGAAGGCCAGCAGCCGGTCTTTAAAATGATATGGCCGGATTTTTCTGCCGGGGAAACCAAGGCCCGCTTTGAAACGGTAAACCAGCCGCGCGTTCCTGATTCGATCAGGCGCGGCGTGCTTAACTTTTTCATGGGGTCGAACCCATCAACTCGATCCCATTTTGCAAGTGTAGCGTATCGCAATTCAGCATCGCAGGCGGCCACCGGTGCGAAAAACGAAAAGAAACGCATTACTTTTACTGAGGCAGGCTCGCCAAGCGGAACCTTCACGCTGTCAATCGCTTTTGGCGGTGGAACGGAAACAACCGGTGCCATCACCTATTCATCTACCCCGGCAACAATGGCCGCAAACATTGATACTGCGCTCGAAGCGCTTGCCTCCATGGGTGCAGGCACGGTAACAGTCGCACAATTCAGTGGCACCAGCTATGACGTGACGTTTACCGGCACCAAAGCATCCACTGCCATGCCGGCCATGACAATCAATACCGGATCACTGGTCAACGTCACGGCGACCACGCAGCGATTGCTGACAGGCTCCGGCAATACGATTGCCCCGTCGCTAACCAGTTCAGCGGGCGGCTATCCGCAGGGATTCAGCGCCAGCGTTGCAGGCGAGACATGCAAGCTGATGGGGTCTTTCAACGGCACCGACTGGTTTATAATGGGTGCGCCCAACAGCCAGGTGCGGCCATGTGTAACCCCAGATGGCTATGTATTCTGCGGCGGCATTTCCTCTTATGGAAAAATCGTAGCGTATCAATTCCCGACAGTCGCAACCGCCAGGCCGCTTCGCGTATCGCCGGGTACGACCAACCAGCTTATCAGCACGATATCCACTACGTCCGATGTCCCGACGACAAACAACTCATTCACCGCAATAAATGTCGGGTCGCAGCTTGGTGTAGCTGGTGGCCTGATTACAGGCAGAACTATTCCAAAACCGCCCTGTAACGGCGCAGTATACCGCGCCACGCAAAATGGTGCTTCTTCCGCTTATTTCGGGGCATATACGTTTACTACCGGCAACCCGCTGGTAACACCGATTACAGGCCACCGTTATATCAAAAAACGCCTGTGGATTTACCAGCTTCCGCCGTCGAATCCATACGGCGGCGATAACGTAGCGCCCTATAACTCCCCGCGCAGCGGCATTCGCGTGCAAATCATGCGCGCCAACACAGCGGCAGCAAGCTTTGCGGCAGCCGGTGATATTGATTCCATGGACGCATCAGGATGGGTGCCTGTAGTTATTGATACCTACACTGATGAATGGGGCGACTATGTTTCGGCGGCTGTAAATGCAGCGATAAAACTCGTAGACAACGGCAGTGGTGCAAGCAACCGCGACCTGCTTATTGCCTTCGATCTATGCCAGATAAGTGCCACGCCTGATGATTTATGCGTGCATCCGGCACCTGTGGCGGCTTCGGCTTCTGCAATGGGCCATGATACCGTCACGATTGATAACGTGCCCATTGAATTCGGCGATAATTGGTCAGCGCTTTACCTGGCTAAAATGCCGCAAGGTGGGTGGGATCAGTTCATGAATGTGACGCATCGCCCAACAAACCCACGGTTCTTCACGCTATACCAAGACGTTTCGGGATATATTTACTGCTACGCCGATCCGGTGAATCGCAGGTTAGTTATCGGCGATGATTTTGGTAGCACAAGCATATCACCTCCAAGTGGCGAAGAGTTTGTATTTTTGCCAAACTCAGAAATTTACGTGGCGCTGTCGCAATCTGGCACAACGCTGTCCTACGCAGTAAGTATAGGCGGCACGCAGGCAAAAACAGGCACATTTACCTTAGGAGCCGCAATTGCTCCGATGCAGGCGATTGTGGCCGATAACGCAACCGCACCCATTGCAGCGCATCTTCTGTATAAGATGCAAGTTTTACCTCGGGTGACAAAAACCACGACGCAATTAGCGGCCGCACTTAATCGTTTATCCCTGTAAAAATATGTCTTTCTAAATATTAAGCTGAATAAAATATACGGGTAAAATTATTCAAATGGATTTTAGCTTTAAGATCGATGGACTGGATCGCATCGAGAAAGCTTCCGGGCGCGTGCAGCAAGAAATCCACAAAGAGCTTCAAAAAGGACTATATGCCTCTGGCCTGAAAGTCGAAAAGGAAGCGAAGCAATCCATATTGTCCGGGCAGAAATCAGGGCGCATTTACACGCGCCGCACCGTTACCCACCGCGCTTCGGCGCCAGGTGAAGCCCCTGCATCCGATACCGGCAGGCTGGTCAACAGCATAACCACCTACGTCAATAGAATATCGAAATTAGAGGCGCTGGTTGTCGCCGGCCGCGGCGTGGTGAAATACGCGCGCATGCTGGAATTTGGCACTGCAAAAATGTCCGCGCGCCCGTTCATGTTTCCCGCATTTGAAAAGTCGCGCTCTTGGATCCAAGAGCGCCTCAATAAAGCGGTGCGTGACGGCGTGATAAAAGCAACAAGGAAATAACTCCATGACAATGCCGTTAAATGCCTTGCAGGTCGGAATATACACCCGCCTGACGGGTTATTCCGCGCTTACAACGGCGCTCGGCGGCAGCTTTGTTTACGACCATGTACCGCAAGGCCAGGACGCACCCTATGTCGTGATCGGCGATGATACCAGCGTGGATTCTGACACGAAAACCAACAATGGCTGGGAAACGACCATCACCATACATTGTTGGGATTTTGAGAAAGCCGGCCGCAAAAGCGTCAAAGCGCTGATGGGCCATATTTATGATGCCCTGCATAAAAGCGAAGCCAACATTACCGTCACGGGCTTCTCGCTTATCTACCTGCAATGCGAATTCCAACAAACATTTCAAGAGCAGGCAATCGAAGGCGCCGGCGATCATTACTACCACGGAGTCCAGCGATTCCGTGCCCTTATCACAGAAACCTAACCTAAAGGAGATTACCCATGGCAGCACAAAGAGGCAGGCTCTATTTACTTAAACTCGCCGCAGACGGTTCGGGCGGAACCGTTGCCGGGCTTCGCAATGTTTCGGCAACCATCAATAACGAGCCAGTCGACATCACCAATAAAGATTCGGCCGGTTGGCGCAATTTGCTTGAAGGGGCAGGCACGCAATCTGTGGATATTTCCGCCGATGGCGTTGCTACGGATGGCTCGACCTACGAGACGCTTAAAGGATATGCGCAAGCAAACAGCCATAACGCTATGCAGATCATCGGGCCCGATAACGATGCCATCAGCGGGAGCTTTATGATCACCAGCTTCCAGGAAGCCGCCGCGCATAACGATGAAATCAAGTTCAGCCTGAGCTTGCAATCGGCCGGCACGATCACCTTCACGCAGGCATAGGAGTAAACCATGGCAACTTTATCGGTTCAAAATTGCGTTTTTGGCGGCTTGAATGCCGTTTTAGGCGCGGCGTCGGTTGCGGATAAATTCAACAACGATGGAAAAAATGTTTTCCTTTTGTTTGTGAATGGCAACGCTTCATCTCGCACGCTTACCATTGCCGCAAACGATGCAGATAAACCCGGCTTCGGGCCTATTGTTACCCCCGATACAGTCGTTACCCTGCCGGGCAGTGGCACCAATGGCGGCCTCGCGGTCGTCGGGCCATTCCCAGCGGATCGTTTCAACGATGCTAACGGCCAGGTAAATTATACGCTGGATAATGCCACGGGCATGACCGTAGCGGCCATCAAGCTGACGCCGTATAGCTGATATGACCTACGAACCGGCTAAGCCCCGCTACACGTTAGTGCTGGCGGAGAAATCCTACGACGTGGTTGGCAGCTTCGAACTTATCGATGCAGTCGAGTATGCGCTCAAAGACAATATCGTAAGCATCACGATGCGCTGCATTGAAATGCCCGTATCCGATTTGTCCAGGGTTTTATCGGCGATTCTCACTACGTGCGGCAATAAATTAAGCGCTAAAGAGATCGGTGAAACCATAATGAATATGGGCATAGGTACGACGGAGCATGTGATGCTTGCGCTGCATGTTCATGCGTTCCTAAGCATAACAATATCCCGGCCTTCTGATCGCGAGGAGGTCAGTAAAAAAATGGGGGAGTTGCTCGGCGGGATGAAAAGCCCGCCGGATTCGCTTGGCAAGACCATCGCCAATTCTGCTTAGGCATTTTAGGGTGGTCGCCCGATGATTTTTGGCGTGCCAGCCCTTGGGATGTGATCGATGCCTATGAAGGCTATGCGATCAAAAAAGGCATCAAAAAACACAAAGACCGCTACCCGACATTGGACGAGCTGCGGCAACGTGAAAAGGAATATCAGGAATGGCTAATCTCGAAGAGCTCGTAATCCGCATACGCGCGGACACGGCGCAGCTTGAACGCGAGATGAAAAAAGCGCAGGGCGTTGTTCAACAATCCGCAGGCGGAATGAAAACGGCGCTGTCAGCGCTTACACAGCAAGCGCGAGCATTGGCGCCTGCGCTATCTGTGGCAGCAGTGGTAGCTTTTACACGCAGTGCATTGGTTGCTGCCGATCAGCTAAATGATCTGGCTCAAAGAACCGGCGTAGCGGCAAGCACGCTATCAGCTTTAAATATTCCACTGCTTCAAGGTGGTTCATCCGTTGATGAATTCGCAGCCAGCATCAACCGCATGAACAATATGGTAGGCGAGGCGGCAAAAGGAATAAATCAGGATGCAATCAAGGCATTCGATGATTTGGGCTTGTCCATTCGAAAACTCGAAACGCTTAGCCCCGAACAGCAATTTTTTGAAGTCGCCCGCGCGCTGTCCGAAATGGGTAGCCAAAGTGAAATGACTAATGCCGGGATGGCTATTTTCGGTCGCAGTTTCGCTACGCTGATTCCGCTCATTAAGGAATCCGGGGGCAACCTAGAAGATTTCATTTCCAAGATGAAGGATACGGGGGACGCTCTCACCGACGAGCAGCTCGCGCGCATCGATAAGTGGGGTGATAAATGGGTGAGTGTAATTGAGCATGCGAAGCTCGCCGTTGTAGATTTCCTGGATTATTTTTATACCCTGGGCGAGGCGCATAGGCGTTTTTTTGAAGATATGGATTTGCCAAAGGGCGCTTCTTTTACCCGCCCTAATGTGCCTAGTGATGAAGAATTAGCACGTAACGTGCGCAAGCAATTAGGAATGCCGGAACCGTCCGCGCGCGGCAGCAATAAAGGCATCTTAAAGTCTGGGAACGAAGCAAAGCAAATAGACCAAGCCAAGGAATCGCTGCGTAAATATAACGAAGAGCTGCGCCGCCAACATGAATATTCGATGTTGGCACCAGATGATGCAGCGGAGCGTAAGGCTTATTACGATTTGCTAGATTTAGCACAAAAAGCGGGCATTAAAAATGCTGAAGAGTATGCGGCGGCGCATTCGAAAGTTGCCAAAGAAATGTACAAAATGGCTCAGGCTCAAGAAGAAGCAGCGCGCTTCGCCGCCGAGCTTAAAGATCAATTCGCCGAAACCGCTGGCAATATCATTTTCGATTCTAAAAATGCCGGCGATGCGCTGAACTCTTTAGGCCAGGCACTCGCAAGAATGATTGCCCAGCGCTACATACTCGGCCCGCTTACCGATAGCCTTTTCGGCTCCCCGGGTGGCGGCGGGGGCGGTTTTCTCGGCGATTTATTTGGCGGATTTTTTGCCGAAGGCGGGCGCCCTCCTATGGGTAAAGCTTCAATCGTCGGTGAGAATGGACCGGAATTATTCGTACCCGATACGGCTGGAACGATAATACCTAATGGCGCCATGTCCGGCCAAAGCGTGCAGGTCACGCAAGTATTTCAAATCAACCCCGGTGTTCCTGAGCTTATTAATGCGCGTATCCGAGAAGCCGCACCGATGATCGCCAGCGCAGCGCATGATGCCGTATTTACCAGCATAAACCGAGGCGGCAAAGCGGCCAAGATATCGGGCAGGCGGTAGCATATGACCATAGAAATGCCGTCTACCATTGGTTTTATTAAAACCTCAAATTTTTATCTCGAAACCAACTCGCAAACTTTTACCAGCCCGCTTAATATGTCTACGCAGACTATTCAGCTGGATGGTGCGCGCTGGCGGGCAGATTACACGTTGCGGCCGATGAATAAAGCGCAGGCCGCAATATGGATCGCATTCTTTTTGAAACTGCGCGGCATGTCTGAAGCCTTTTACGGGTTCGATCCTGACTGGAAAGAGAATCGTGGTATCGGCGGCGGCACACCACTTGTCAATGGTGCCGGGCAGACGGGGACGAGCCTTACCATTGATGGCGCCCCAGCCAATATAAACGATTGGCTTATGGCAGGCGATTATTTCAGCGTCGACGGACGGCTTAAGCGCCTAACAGCGCCGGTGAATACGAATGGTAGCGGCGAAGCAACGCTTGTGTTTGAGCCATTTATTATGACGGCGCCGGCGGATAATGCCGCAATCATAATTAACAACCCTAAAGCGAAAATGCGCTTGGTAGACGACACCCAGCTTTCCTGGCCGTCAAACCATAACGGCATTTATGGTGAAAAAACCTTCAGCGCCTTCGAGTCCATCCCATGAGTCGTGGCCTAAGTACAGACAATCTGGCTCAGGTAAATGCCGAGAGCGTGGGGGTTGTCCTATTATTTGCCGAGCTCGATTTTGTAAGCGGCTTCGTGCGCTGCCATAGCGGATTAGGGACAATCAGCTGGGGCGGCAATGACTGGCTCGGCGTAGGAACATTCGGCAGCGTGTCATCGGTCGAAGAAAGCGCCGAGCTCCAAAAACGCACGATCACTTACACCCTGACGGGCATTCCGAATTCGTTGATATCCATCGTGCTGGGCGAGTCATATCAAGGCCGTCCCGCAAAACTTTATGTGGGATTTTTAGACCCGACGACGGGCCAGCTCGTCGACGATCCCGAACTAATCGATCAAGGGCTGATGGATATATCCGATATCGATGAAGGAAAAGAATGCTCCGTTACGATTACAGCAGAAAGCCGCATAGCCGCATGGGATAGGCCAGTGATTAGGCGTTTTACTGATGCCGATCAAAAAGCCCGGTTTCCCGGCGACAGGGGGCTCGAATTTATCGACCAGGCCGCACAAAAAGAAATTAACTGGGGACGCAAAACCTGATGAAAAACGAGGGATGGGAAAAGCTGTTCTACCAGTACATCGAGGACTCGCGCGCGCTATCATTTTCCTGGGGCGAACATGACTGCGCTTTATGGGCGGCCGGCTTCGTCGACCTGGCAACCGGCTCATCGCTTACCGAGCAATGGGCTGGATTTTATGACACGGAAGAAGGGGCTGATGCACTGCTGCATGAGCGTGGCTTCGCTGACTTGGAGGCTTTAGCCGACTCGCTGGGAACACCCGTACCTATTAAAAAAGCGCAGCGCGGCGACATTGTGCTTCATGCGTCCGGCGCGCTTGGCATTTGTGGCGGTCGTCGCAGCCATTTTTTGACGGTCGATAACGGGCTTGTGGCTGTTATGACGCTGACCTGCATAAAAGCATGGAGCATATAGCATGCCTCCAGTCGCCGTTGCAGTTGCGGCCGCCGCCGCAGGATCATTCGCGGCCGGCGCCGGGATAGGCGGAGCTTTGTTCGGGGCAGGCATATTAGGCTCGTTCGGATCTGCCGTTATCGCCGACTCTGTTTTTGGCCTTATCACCAGTTTTGCAGTAAACCAGCTGGGCGGAGCCTTACTTGGTGGGGGCGGCAATAAAGCTCACCTTGGCGCGAATGTTATCAACGACACCGGGCTTCGGCAGGTTGTCCGCTTATCCGATGATAGCCAAAAGATCATTTACGGCCGAGCGCGCGTAGGCGGAACACTGGCGTATATCGAGACAAGCAGCACCGGCCCCGATTCCGATGGCATGTCGCAGTCCGGCGATAATTTATTTCTACACATGGTTGTGCTTCACGCCGGCCATGAGATAGATGCGATTGAAGAAATATATCTCAATGACGATCTTATCACGCTCGATGCAAACGGCTTTGCTAACGAGGATCGCTATAAGAAGGATGGAAAATCCTATGTCCGGGTAAAGCACCACCTCGGCAGCGATACACAGGTTGCCGATCCGCTGCTGGTTGCTGAAGCCCCCAGCTGGACATCCGACCACCGGCTGCGCGGCATTGCCTATACGTATGTGCGGCTGCAATGGAACCCGGACGTATTTACGGGAGGCATTCCAACACTTAACGTCGTGCTGCGGGGCAAACTTGTATATGACCCACGCACGACACTCACGGCGTGGAGCGATAACGCCGCCCTGTGCGTGCGCGATTATATTACTTCTCGTGATTTTAACGATCAACCTTACGGATTTGGGGCTACAACCGCCGAAGTTGACGACACCTTCACGATCGAGGCGGCTAATGTTTGCGAAGAAACAATCACGAAAATCGACCTGACAACGATAGATCGTTACACATGTAACGGCATTGTTGATACGGGGAATACCCCGCTCGATAACCTCGAGGCACTCCTGGGCTCGATGGTAGGCACGGTGACGATTCCCAAGGGGGTGTTTCGCATCTATGCGGGCGCGTATACGACTCCCGAATCCACGGTTATTGATGAATCATGGCTTACAGGAAACATCAAGTCTCGCAACAGGATCGAACGCCAGCAGCTTTTTAATGCGGTGCGCGGGCTGTATGTAGCTCCCAACAAGCAATGGCAATCCGACGATTTCCCCGCGATTACAAGCACCGTCTATGAAGCGGAAGATAACGGCGAGCGGATATATACGGACATCCAGCTTCCATTCACGACAGACCCGGAAGCCGCGCAGCGTATTGCTAAAACTTTGCTGCGCCGAGTGCGCGAGCAAATTACGATTACGATGCCGGTAAATTATAAGGGTCTGCAATTTGCGGTATGGGATATTGTAAAGGTAAACAATACAACCCGCGGATGGAATGAAAAAGTTTTCCGCATCGTCAACATGACCTTTGATATACGCCAAGGTGTTGTGTTGCAGCTCAGGGAAGAAAATTCCCTTAGCTACGATTGGAATGCCAGCGATGCTGAAGCAGTGGCAAATTCTGCCGATACCGACTTGCCTAGTCCATTCATTGTCGCGGTGCCGAGCGCTGTTACCTACGACTCGCGCGCCGTAGAAACGGTGGGCGGAGATACTATTTACAACCTGGTGCTTTCCTGGGCGCCGTATTCAAATTCCTTCGTCACCAACGGCGGATCGTTCGAGATTCAATACAAGCTTTCCGCTGATACGGAATGGCGGCCGTCGTTCTACGTCAACGGCGATTTGACCACATCGGATATCGTAAGCAACTCCGTAAACGTGAGCTACGACCTGCGAATCCGCGCAGTCAACATGCTCGGCGCGCGCTCAAACTGGGTTACGATTTACAACGCCTATATCGGCTCCGGCGGCGGCGTGGGTGCCACGCAGGACTGGGGAAATTGGACCACAAGCATTGTCACATATAACGACTGGGGTGATTGGACTACCCCGCCATCGGTATTCGATGATTGGCTGTTCTTTACTTAACACGAGGAAAAAATGGTAACGACACAAACACAGATCCGCCGCGACACGGCGACCAATCTTTCTGCTGCAACTCCCGTAGTGGGAGAGCTTGCGTATGACATCACCAACAAGCGCATATGCGCCGGCGATGCTACGACTGCCGGCGGGATTCCGCATGTTAATTTCACTGACCAGCAAACACAGAAATTCATTTATGGCACAGTGGGGGGAACCGCTAACGCCATAACTCTGACGAACTCCCCGCCGGTGGCAGCATATGTAAATGGCCTGCGCCTGCGCTTTAAAGCCACGGCCAATAATTCAGGCGCCGTCACCGTGAATGTTGACGGGCTCGGCGCGGTAAACGTCTATAAAATTACTGGTTTGGCGCTGACCGCATTAACGGGTAATGAGATTATATCAGGCGGTATCTATGAATTAAATCATGACGGTACGCAATTCCAACTTGGCTCCGGCGGGGGTGGCGGTGGAATTTCTGATCGACAAACTTTTACCAGCTCCGGCACATGGACAAAGCCAACCGGTTATCACAGCTCATCGATGGTGCTCATAGAGTGTATAGGTGCCGGCGGTGGAGGGGCATCAAACACCAATCCAGGCGCAAATGGCGGTGATTCATCCATGGGGAGTCATGTTGTCGCACATGGCGGCAGCGGCGGTGCGACCGCTAATGGCGGCGCAGCCGGTGGGTATGCTGCAACCGCTACCGCAGGGTCAAGAACTAACGATACCGGATTTGAAGGCTTTGGTGGAGGTGTCACTGCCGGCACCGGTGGTTATAATACCGGCGGCGGCGGCGGCGGCGGATCATCAGCAACTACTGGCGTAGGGATGCCAAGCGTGTATGGCGGCGGCGGCGGCGGGGCTAATTCAACGCGCGCCGGTGGAGCGTCAGAATTTGCCGGCGCCGGTGGCAACGCGCCTGCCGGTGCTGCCAATGCGCCAGGCGGCGGGGGCGCCGGGGGCAACGCCGACTCCGGTGGCGGCGGGGGCGGGTCATATAAGCATCGGATTCTGCCGCTTTCATCGCTAGGATCGACGGAAACGATTACTATAGGCGCCGGCGGCGCCGCTGGATCGGGTAGCAATGCTGGATCGGCCGGAGCTCGCGGAGAAGTTCGCGTAACGGTGTTCGGGTGATCATATGAAAGCGGCAGTAATTGAACGCGCTACAAATCGCGTGGTGAATACCATTGAGATCGAACGAGACGCTATCTGGGAAGCTCCGGCAGGTCACTTTATCGTATTCTCCGAAGTGGCGACCACCGCGCAGGCTTTTGTCGATCAAGAATTTGTTGATGTTGAAGAATAATATTTAAACAGGGGGCAATGATGGGGAGCGCGCATCATAAGGCTATAATCATCAACGATTGGTGGGCGGGTATTCTCGGGACTATCATTGCAGCGTGTTTTCTTGGAAGCATTAGCTTCGCATGGAGCGCCAATAGCGAGCAAGCTGTTCTGCAGGACAAGGTAAGAAAAATGGAAGAGGCGAATCTTCCTGAGCGCATGGCACGCATCGAGGAGACGGTGAAAAGCACCGATAAGACGGTCGACGATATCAAGGCCATGCAGCGCGACATGGGACGCAAGATCGATATACTCGTTCAAAGCCAGATAGAGAACCGCGGATCGCTCAGGCCATCGAGATAATCAGGCGATGGGCACGCGCTTTTATTTGCCATCCTCGGCGGCGGCAAGCGTATCGCCGCCATTTGACGCAGGCTGGAATATAAACGCCTCGGCTGACCGGCATAAGTGCTTTACCAGCAAAATAAGCACGATCATGGTGCCTAGGTTACTTACCGAATCCACACCGGCGCCAGTCAATGCATTATCCAGGCAATATATCAGCGAGCCCTTGGCCCCGCAGACAATCACCGGCACGATAAAAGGCCAGATCCGCGCCGCGCAAGGTTTATCCGCCGCCGCCGATATGAACGCTCAAATGCTGGTCAAGGTGGTATCGAATGACGGGTTGACAGAGCGCGGTGTGCTGCTGCCATTGGATAACTCGGCCTTAAGCAGCGAATACGTCACAGGAGTGATGTATGAAAACAGGAAATTTCCCTTAGCGTCCGCCTCCTATGCGCTGAATAGTGTTGTCACTCAAGATGGGGATCGGTTGGTTTTTGAGATCGGTACGAACGCTCATAATAGCGTCGGCAATATATTCACGCATACGCTGGTTTTTGGTGACAATTCGGCTACGGATTTGCCGGAAGATGAAGCGACGACCGCCGCAAACAACCCATGGATCGAACTCAGCCAGTCGATTCTTTTCCAAGGCCAAAGCACAGTAATCACTCCGGATGAGCGCACGCTCGTTGTGCCGGTCGAATCACGTTTGCTCGAAGCGCCGCAGGATGATCGGCTATTTGCCATGCCATCTGAAGAGAGAGTTTTACCCGTACCCGAGGAACCGAGAATTTACGAGGTTCCGCATGAAGATAGATCGATCACCATTGAGGTAGCATCATGACCATTTTTTCCAAGGATTTTGTTAAAGATTCGATGGCCGTTAAGGATTATCAAATCGATTGGTCAGACTGGCTCGGCGCCGACACGATCAGCACTTCAGCATGGTCGGTGCCGGCCGGAATCACAAAGAATAGCGATAGTAATACCACCACCACCACGACGATATGGCTCAGCGGCGGGACCGATCAAGCGGATTACGAAATCTATAATACCATCGTCACGACCGGAGGGCGCACGGAACGAGCAATGCTTAAAATTGGAATCAGGTAAGACCATGAATGTTTTTCCGCTATTCATCGCCCCGAAGCGACGAGTGGATAGGGTGTTTATTCACTGTTCGGCCAGCGACAATCCCAAGCATGATGATGTATCCATAATCCGGCAGTGGCATCTTGCTCGTAAGCCTCCCTTCGTTGACGTGGGCTATCACTTTTTTATTAAGCTCGACGGATCGATTCAGGCAGGCAGAAATATCGAAATCACTCCCGCAGCACAAGAAGGCAATAATGCAAATACCATCGCAATATGCTGCGCAGGCCTGAGCGCCTTCACAAACGAGCAATTCAATTCGCTGCGTGTGCTCTGTAACTCAATCCAATGCGCTATCCCGCAAGTGACGTTCCATGGACATTGCGAGGTAAATGCAAGAAAAACTTGTCCGGTTTTTGATTACAAGAAGGTGCTTCGTTTAGATGCGGCCGGAAGGATGCCGGCACTATGATAACGCATTCTATAACGCATCAAAGCGGCGCTCGTTCAATTCAAATAATAACCCCGTGCGGTTACGAGATCACAGTCATGCGTATGGCTGACGGGCATTTAAAAATGCTTTCTTTTTTCAACAATGAGCCGGTCAGCCTGACGAATACGCAGATGCATTTGTCTCGTGATGGTGCCTTAGAACTCAGCAAAATCTTACAGGAGGTATATCGCAATGCTTGATTCCATTAAGAAATTTTTTGTAGGCGCATGGCTGCGCCGATTCTTTAGCAAAGACAATCTTACCCAGCCGAGCACCTGGCGCGGATTGGTGTACGCCATTGTCGGCTTCGTCGGCATGAATATGTCGCCCGAAGTGCAGGACAAGGTAGTGCAGGCCATTGTCGCCATCTTTTCCGCCGGATTCATGATCAACGGCGCGATCAATGCCATGCGAAACGAAAACAAGCCTTTGCCATGGCTTGACGAGAAAAACCACCAACCAAAGGAGTAATGTTATGAAGATAATGCACTATTTAGATAAGCTATGGGATGAAGTAACCGACTGGTTCGAAAGCATCGGCGAGGATATAATGGACTTTGTGAAACCGCTTGCCAAGGAAATCGCTTCCAGCGGCGGAAAGGTGCTATTGGCAACGGCGCTCGAGGCGGTGAAGATTGCTGAGGGCACCGGCGGTTCAGGCCCGGACAAATTCAAAGCAGCGCAGAATTACATAGTGGAAGCGCTAAAATCTCAAGGGCTCCCGATTGTCATTAATGCCATTAACGGCGCGATCGAGGCCGCGGTTGCTTCCTTAAAAAAATGAGGACGTTGATCGTCACCGCAATATTAATGCTGCTATCGAACTGCTCGACCCTATGCCTGGATGACCGGCAGCTATGCGATATACCGCTCGTAGTATTTTCGTTTCCGATAACATAGCAAAAGATTTGCTCCTAGCTCTTGCCGCCCATGCCCTCGCGGGTGTGGGCGGTTTTTTTGCGTTTATACGGTTATTTTTTATCTAAGCCGCTATTCTGTAATGTAAATTTGCGGTTTCTTGGATGATCTTTCGCATTTCCGGTTTGGTTCTGAAACCGTCCAGTATGCGGAGCCATTCTTCAGTTTCGGCCTTTTTAGGCCAATAGCAGAATGGCGATCTCATTGTATATTCAAGTGTTTTTCCATTTAATTTTTGGTTCGAGAAGATGCAATTTATGATCTCTCGCTTTTGGGCAATGGAACCATGATTAAATATCTCAAACGACCGGCTGGCAACGGTTAGCAGCAGTTCGAGTGACGCGCGGAAAGATTCATCAGCTTTCTGGTATTGCTTCAGCTCATCTGCCAGTTCCGCTTGCCTTTTTGATAGCTCGATACGCTTTTTCTTGTGTATTTCTGGGGTAATACTTTCATCCAGCATAAGGTCCGTCAGGCGGTCCAGCTTGATATCAATCACCTTCCGGGCGGTCTCTATCCGGCGCAATTGCTCTTCGTGGAACTTCTTTTCTGCCTCGTAGCCGTTGCGCATGGTATGCACGAGTTCTTTGAAAACCGGATCGGGGATATAAAGCGTTTTTAGCGCGCCTTTTACCTGATCGATCACTTCCTCTTCGCGCACCCATATCTTTTTCCCAGGCCGATAAGGGTCATTTGCGACAAGGTATGTCCATTCAGCCGTTGTGCCATCTGCCAGCGTCTTGCGCTTCGTGTCTGCCCATACTGCCTGATCGGTGATTGCGCAGCGCAGCAGTCCCCTGAAAACGAAGTCCTTGCCTGAATATTTGAAGGGTTTTTTATGCCAGCCGTTTAGCACATCCTGGCAGGCTTCGAAGGTTTGACGCGTGACCAAGGGCTCATATTGATGGCTGTACAGCTGCCCTTTTATTTCCATTTCGCCATAATAAAAGCGATTGGTGATCATCAAATGCATGGATGATTTTCCAAGATCGGCTCCCTTGCGGGTTTTAAGCCCGAGCTGCTTGGCTTTTTTTCCCAAGGCGCCAAGCGTAAAAAGGCCTGTCGCATATTCACGAAAAAGCTGAGAAATAATGTGCGCGCGGTCTGGATCTGCGACGACAATGCTTTTACCATGCGCATCCCTTGTGTTTATATAGCCCAGCGGCGCCGGGCCGATGCATTGCCCGTTGCGGAGCTTCCAATCCAGCGAGCGTTTCACATTTTCGGATAGCTGCAGCACATATGACTTTGCAGCTATGACGGAAAAATCCCAGCGCATAATATCGGTTGCGCTTGCGTTCTTCCCGATCACCATGCCTTCGCGGTGAAAGTGGATTTCCAGCGCCTGGCTACGGATAAGCTCGTCGAACATTACCGATTCTTTGAAGCTGCGCTGCACGCGGTCGACTGCATCAGCGACAAGCGCGATGGTTTCTTTTTGCGCCTTGATAAAAGCGAATATCTCGTGGAACTCTTCCCTATTGCCGCGCGTGGATGATTCAATGATATGAAAGACCCTGATAACCGTTAATCCCTTTCGCTGGCAATAGTCATGCCCGCGTTGATCCTGTGCAACAATGCTGTGTCCCTCTTCCTGCTCTTTATCGGAAATGCGGGCGAGGATTACGGCCTTCATTTTTCGCTTTCCGGCCACATGAAGGGGATGCCGTTGCGTTGGATAATTTTGCCACTTTTTAGTTCATCGAGTTCTGCAATTCCCTCGGACCCGTCTGGAAATGTTGCCTCTGCGATGATTCCTTTTTTTGGATCATCAATAACTAAAACCGAAAATTCCTTCGTCAGTAGAATTAAATCGCCTGCATGAGGCTCTAACAGATGCAGGCTGTAGGGGTGGATATAAAGCTTTGCGTCATCGTTAATCTCATCTTCTAGCCATAGTCGAGCATATTTATAGCCGCTAAACTCCACATTCATTTCTGATTTGAAGCGCATATCAAAATGCTTTTCCATCCATGCGGCCGCGAGCGGATCTGTATAATATGGATTATTGCCAACGTTCTTATCCATTGGCAGTTTCCTTAGCCATATAAAAACCGTTTCTTTGGCTCTCGAAATCATCTCTATTTTGAGAAAAATTGACCAACTTCATTTTGATAAGGGAACGCATATAATGCAGTTCTTCAATAAATCCCTCTAAGCGCGTATCCTCTAACATAAGTAAATTTGCGTAACCGCCCGCGCCAACGATATGGTGGGCTTCAGCGATCATGTCCGCACATTCAGGATTTGGGCCAGAAATAGTAAACCCATCGGTATTCCCGCTGCTATACGTGAAGCCCTTAAACTTGTCCGTATTATTGATTGAGTTATTTCCCATAATTTTTATCCCACCGTGTTATAAAAAATTTCATATGAGGCGAGGGTATTCAGGGCGGCGCGGGGTGTCAACAATATGATGCTCGTTATTGATTTCTATAAGTATTTTGAACAGGCGCATTAAATTGCGCTCGGATTCCGCAAGCTCCGCATCGCTCAAGGGAACGGGGATGCTGGCCTGTATTGCTTGTTTTATATTGCTGGGGCAGTGCGTCATTCTTATTTCTTTCCGACTCCCGGCAATTCGATATAGCCCTTCATTACCCACAGAAACGCGGCGTGCATGCGCATTGTGCCGTCAGGAACGGGGGTTTCAGGCCATACGCCGGTAGGCCTCTTTCTGTTATGCAGCTTAAGCAGGCTGACGTGCTGGCCGGTAATGACCGCCTTACGGTACGCTCCTCCACCTCAATCCACGTCATCCACTCAAACGTCTGCTCAAGGCGTGAGATAGCGTCAGGCGCAGCACGCAGTCGAATGGGGAACGCTTCTTGGAACATCAGTTCGTTCGGCGTATGCACCACCTCAGGCCATACGTTGAAGTAGCCTTTCACCTTCACAGGTGGCAGGCGTTTGAGTGTTTGAATCGCTTCCTCAAAATGATCCGCCACCTTTTCGTGTGTCCATTTATCTCCCATAGACACCTCCTTGCGTAATTTCAGCAAGCACGGCAGCGTAACCAGCAATGTCGGTAATGCTGTCGAGGTGAGCGGCATCAACGTGAAGGCGTGCCAGCTTCAGATCAATCAGGCACAGCACAACAGCGGCAGGGCTGACTTCCACACCCAGCGTAATCGACCAGCGTTTTGCCACCTCGTTAAACATTTCGGTGGAGTCGCCGTATTGTGCGCGGCGATCTTCCACGATCTGCAAGGCGTGTTTGAGTAAGTTTTCTCCTTTCATTATTTCCTCCCTTGGTCATGTTGTTCGATGGCAAAATGCAACAGCGCGAGCGCGTCAGCCTCGTTGTCGTCCTCGGGTTTGTGACCGAGGGCTTGCACGGCAGCGATCACCTGATCCTTGCTGGCGTTGCCTTTGCTGGTAATGAAGCGTTTGATTGTGCCGACTGGCACGCCCTCGTAGGGAATGCTGTGGTGCTCGCACCAGGCAGTAAGCTGCGCTAGGAAGCCGCCGTATGCGTGGGCAGCATCAACACCGATGTGACGGCGCACTTCTTCAAAATAGACAGCGTCAATGCGTCCAGAAACATTGCGGGTTTCATTGAGCCAGCGTTCAAAACGCAGGTAACGCATTCCACCGCCTTCGAAGCGGCGTGGCTTGAAACTTGCCGTGCCACTGACAATGCGGCCATATTCGTTGCGGATTGCCCAGCCTGTGGATGTGCCAAGGTCAAGGCTGAGTAGGATTGGTTTGGGGTTGGTCATAGAGCCTCCTGTTGGGTTAATGCTGTGCATCCCTCCAACCCACGACACATGTGAGCGGCGAACTCCCCAGAGGGGGTTACACGTTGACAATATTCGCGGTGTGCCGCAGTTCGGCATGATTGGCATCGCTTAGACTTCGCCATCAATTTCTTTATAGCTTTACCGCATTTTGAACAATTCATACATCACCACCCTTGACTGGCTTTAATGAACTCGGACGCAAGCGCCGGGACGATGGCATTGCCGTAGGCGCGCAGGCGTCCCACTCGGGCGGGAACCCCATGAGCCAGCAGACAAAGGCCGGGTTTAACTGGCCTGGCTTTTCCGTCGGGGCACTCAATCCATGCGAGGGAATCTGTCTCGGAAGCTGATCTATCCTCATCCTGCCCCCCCCAGCGACTTTCTGCATTCCCTGCGTATCTTTCCAGTCGCGCGCACTCGGGGTCGCCCACATCGTTGCGCAATCGTTCAGATTCGCCATCCCGTGACCCTGCGCCTTCTTCGCCGCTATGTATTCCGGCGTGTGGGCTGGCATATGATCGCGCGCTGTCGCAGTCGGCCAGAGGGCTTTGTGAGCCTGAATCGCCTGCGCTGAAAGTTTCGGCTCCCCTCGGCTGTTGAATTTCCCCTCTTTCCTCTCCACCGCATCGTCCGCCACTGGCGTCTGCCATAGCGTTGCATGGTGTGCTTGCGCTGGCAGCGCCAGATCGCCTTTGCTGCCGCGCTGGTTCGGCCCGCCGTGCTCCCCGTCGGATGCTTTCGGGGTTTTCCATAGCGATGTTTCCATCGCCACCGTCCGCAGATTCGGTGCGCCGGTCGCATTCGGTGCCCGGCAAGCGCCCGTTCCTTCGTTGCTGCGTGGTGTCGGCCAAAAAGCCGGGTTCACCTGGACTGCCAGATTCGGGCAGGTCGTGTTCTTCCGGTCGCCCATGCGCTCGACGAATTTTTCCACATTCTCTTCGATCATCATCGCCCGAGGCGTGTGCCACAAACCACAATCTGTCTCGTTTGTGCGGAGCGCCGACAGCGCAAGCTGGCAATATTGCCGAAGCGCAGGCGTACGTTTCCGCTTCCAGACCATTAAAGACTTCATCCAGCCATCCAAAGGCAACCGCTCCCGCAACCTGCTCTCCAAAGATCGTTGCAGGCCGGCACTCTCGGATGAGCCTAAACCAATGCGGCCATAAGTGGCGCTCGTCGCTGTGGCCTTTTTGCTTTCCGGCGCTGCTGAATGGCTGGCAGGGGCAACTACCTGTCCAAACAGGTCGGTCATCGGGCCATCCGGCGAAGCGCAGGGCAAGCGACCATCCGCCGATTCCGGCGAAGAAGTGGCATTGTGTGTATCCTTTGAGATCGTCTGCTCGGACATCTACAATGCTCCTTTCGTCAACGTCGCCTGGCGCGATGTGACCGGCCGCGATAAGGTTGCGAAGCCACTGGGCGGCGTAGGGTTCAAACTCGTTATAATAAGCTGGCATGGCACTATTCAGATTCCCTCGATGGTTAATATTCTGGTTTTTCTAGCGATGACATTTTGCACTCATAAAGCTCAACTTCATGAAGCGGAATGTCATGCCAACTATGGCTTCCGTAGTTATCCAAGGAGGCTGATATGCGGTCAGTGGCGAAACGTACCAATACCCACCGTTGCGTAACCCAATCCTTAAACCAGAAACACCTGCCACGACCTTTTCGAGCGCGAAAGAAATCTATTAGTGCCTGTAGCTGGGCTTGAGTCTTAACGCCTTGGCTGACATTATATTGCAATGGATAATTGTCCCCGGCCTCTATGGTTTCCTTGGTGATTGTAACCGCGCCATAGGAAACGTCTGTGGGAAATTTGACGTTATCAAATCCACATTTGACGTACTCACCAGTAACTAAATCCCTTACAATATGTTCCATATCTACGCTCATCATTTACATCAAAACACTGCCCAGTCATCAGCCGCAGGCTTAAGTTCCGGTGCCCGCGATTCGATGGCCTTGCCTTTGTGACCCTTTTTACCCCAGCGGGCCTTATGCTGGTTGTGCGCAAGCACATCCAAGAAAGTGCGGCCACATTCGCAACTTATGCCATGCTGCGCCAGCCTGAGCGCTTCCTTTTCAGCCTTCATCTGCTTGGTGAGTTGGTCGTCATGCTTCGGCACACTTCCGTATTTGCGCCTCCGCTTATACTCCCGATGCTCTTTCCAATATTCGCCTATATCGCCCATGAGATACCCACATTTACCTGTTATGCCGCTTTCGCTTCATCTGCCAAATCGAACCACTGAGAAAGCAAATAGGC